GCAATGCATCCCGGAGGAACACAAAATACCGGAACATTTAATAATGCGGCGCTGTCGAACTTCTTGGGTATTCCTGAAAATTTTATTATTAGCTTCTATGCGCCCCACGTTAAATCGTTGGTCAAAACACACCCTTGCGCTTTAATGTCATGTGATGTAGAATATAATGCCGCTGGTGTTCCGGCTTATATGAAAAATGATTATCAAGCCTGTACCAGTTTAACTCTTCATTTTAAAGAGTGCGCTATCATTACAAAAGAAAACATCGCACAGGGATGGTAAGAAATGCAATACTTTTCAATGTTTCCTACAGTCGAGTATTGTGATAATCAAGTTGTCAATATCATGGCACGAAACAAAATTATCGATGCTATTAAAAATTTGACATACGTTTATTACGAATACACGGTCAAGGACTACGAACGCCCGGACATCTTAGCTAATACTTATTATGGAAATTACAAACACGCTTGGTTAATTTTTTATGCAAATGACATTTATGATCCGATTAGAGAATGGGTTTTGAGCGAACGCGACTTCACAAAATATCTGAACTACAAATATAGGGAAGAAAACTACTCAAGTATTTGGAATTCTGGAATTGATTACAAAGATAATGATACAGTCATTTATCAAGATGCAGTTTATATTTGTATTGCCAATCATACATCAGCCGTCCCAGGCGAGCTGCTAGACTCAGCTCTATGGTATCGAATGTCCGAAACTTTAAGACCGGGATTTCAAATTGCAAATCAAACGACATATGAATACAGAAACCGGGAAAATCTGATTGTCGATTGGGACAGTTGGTATTTTGATGTCGTAACAGAGATCAACGCAACAGCAGTTCAAAGTAATTATGATTGGTCACAATACTTAACCAATTCTCAGGTTGTGCGTGTAATTAATGAGAATGATGTTATTTACAATATTACGATGATTCCTATCGAGGTCACGCCGGGCCATTGGGTAGCCACCTTTTCTAAGAGCAGAGTTACTGTTAATTTAAATCGAAAATTTAATCCTAATCAAATTGCCTTCACCGTTAGTACGGGCGGATCAAAGCGCCCTATTAGCGCATATACCAATGAGTGGGAACTAAACGAAAAATTAAGACATATAAAATTGATTGATAAAAATTATGCGCCACAGATTATTGACGAGTTTAAAAAGCTGTTTAGTTAAATATGCCCATTGATAATACACCACCAAATGGAGACGGCAGTGCGCCAATCGGCATAGATGTTGGCGATGCGTGGAGTTCTATTCAAAGCGACATAATTCGCCATCCATATGATTTTAGCATTGATTATATTAAGCTGCACCCCTGGAACGGATCGGAGCCACTAGACCTGACAAACGTTCATGCTGGTATGAACATTTTTGAAGACATATTTAATAATTATCTGACCGGAAATATTGCATTGGTTGAAGGCTGGGACTTACCAATGTTATTTCCTTTGATCGGAGAAGAGATACTTGAAGTTTGTTGGAAACGCCCCGGAACAAAAGACGCACCGCCAACCGGAACCGGATATTCTCTTCCACAAGATTTTCCCGGAGCAACCGCATCGCAAACAGTACAGCCAACCGAAAAATGGATTATGAAATTTCGGGTCATTAAAATGACCGAACGCAATCACGTTCGCGATAAAGTTCAAGCATATACTTTACACTTTGTTTCTCCCGAAGCTATTCAAAACAATAAAAAGAAAGTATACAAATCATATAAGAAAAAACTATACTCCGATATTGTGACTGAAGTATTCAATGAATATCTTTTGAAAGATAAACCGATAGAAAGCGAAGTCACGAAATATGAGCAGGACTTCTGTGTGTCTCACTGGACCCCCGCACAGACAATCAATATAATTGCATCTAGATCAATTCCGGCCAAGCATTCTGGTTCGAGCTACATATTCTATGAGAGCTTAAAGAACTTTCATTTCTCTTCTCTAGAAACTTTATTTGAACAAAAGCCAACCGAGACATTCCTTTATCAGTGGAAAGATGTCTGGTTGAATCTTTTAAACAGACGAATCGAAGAGGAAGTAAGAACGGTAGATGGCTATGAATTTGCAGAATACTTTGATGTTCTGGCCAATTTGCAACAGGGAATGTACGCTTCAAAACTTTGGACATATGACATTATACGACAACGATACTTCATTTATAAGTTTGATTATCTCAAACAGTTCGGCGAACAGGTCCACTTAGATCCAGAAAAACCTTGTACGCCAACGTTAGATGCGCTCGGAGATCCACACGAGGCGCGATTTGATTTAATGAGTACAAACAAAGATCACGATATCATTCCTTGGATAGCCAGCAAAGAGCCAGGTATTCGTCCATCAAAGATTGAAGAGTATGTATTGCACAGGCAGTCACAAATGCAACAAATTAACGGAGTTCGCATTACATTAACTCTGCCGGGAAATACTGATCGCAGAGCCGGAAATGTGATTTTCTTTGCGATGCCCAACGCGATGTCTTCTCCCGAACATTGGAATGAACCAGAAAAATATCTATCTGGAAAGTATCTGATTGCAGCACTCAGGCACCGAATTCAAAAGGGCGGATATGTCCAAGACATCGAAATCATCAAAGATACATATGCTAAGAAGATTGAGTATACTGACCCTGTGCCAATTTATCTAGACGTAACATAACAATATGAGAAAATTAACTCCCAAATTGCAGCGTAACCATGCCGGGCTTGACGGTTTTATATGGGCCGTTGGTGTAGTCGAAGATCGAAACGATCCTCTAATGCTTGGTAGGTGCAAAGTTCGATACTTCGGCTGGCACTCAGAAGATAAACAGGAAATGCCGACCAGCAAACTTCCATGGTCGGTTCCGATGATCCCCCTAGACAGCGGCAGAAATCCCATTGGACCAACAGAAGGAGACTGGATTTGCGGATTTGCAAGAGACGGAATCATCTTTCAAGAACCGGTGATGATGGGAATTCTTCCTGGCATTCCAGAGATAGAAGCTAATCCGGCAAAGGGGTTCAATGATCCTAGACCCGATTCGGTCTTGAACTCAGATACAGTTCCAAGAAATCCCTTAAGCCACCCAATTCAACATGACGACGGCACTGGATCAGAATTGATTGAGCTTGGTCAAGTTTCTCGCTTTCCCCAAAACGAACCAAATGATGGAATGTTAAGATTTGTAGATCAAAAAGAAGCCATTACAAATCGTTTTGAAAGAAATGAGTTTCAGACACAAACAGTTGTTAAAGCAAAGAAAGATAATCTAGAGATAGGTCAAACAAATGTTCCAGAAGACAGTGATACGCCCAATCCAGCGCCGCACGTTAATTCGGGAGTTGGATCAGATGCTTTATCAAACATTGAACATTTTACAGAAAAAGAAACTCCGTATGCCGGGAAGTATCCATACAATCATGCATATTTCTCAGAGTCTGGCCATTTAATTGAGGTTGATGATACTCCCGGCGCACAAAGGCTACATTGGTATCATAGATCAGGATCATTTAAAGAAATTCATCCAAGCGGGCTAACTGTAGAAAAAATCGTAGACAAAGAATATCACATTGTTTTAAAGGGACGTTATACACATATTGAAAACTCGGATGTCGAAGTCGTTGATCATCGAAAACAAATAGTTGTAAATAAAAATAGTTTGTCTGGACAAAATTATGATCTTACAGTATGTGCTAATTCAGACATGAATTTTACAATTCAAAAAGGACAGCACAATACTTATGTAATGGACGGCGACCGAAATGCTAGAGTTAATAAAAATAATTACTATCTAATTCAAGAAAATGAAGTTGGCACAATAAAAAGAAATCGCGCTGTTACTGTATGCGCCGATGATACCTTACATGTGTATGGTAATGTTAACATCATAGTTCACAAAGATTGCAATATTAATGCTGGCGGAAATATAAATGTCCAGTCTGGAAAATCGATGAATTTCATTTCCGGAACCGATATGACATTCTTCTGCGGCGGTAGTATGAAGACAAAGGTGATGGGTAGCAAGTCACAATTTGTTTTAGGAACCGAAACTAACCACGGAGTTGCGCCGTATTGTAGATTATGCGATACAAATATTTCTGTGCGGGCGATTGGCAATTATCAACAGAAGTCATTAATGTATAATGAAGTTGCGATGTTAAATATTAAAAGATCCGCGCCGTCAATTACAGACATTGCAATAGGGCCGGGCACATATAAATGTCTCGGTTTTGATATCAAGCTTCAAGCAGGAAGACTTATTAATTTAGATTCTTTGATTGATATTAAAGCTAAAGCAACCAAATTAGTTAAACTTGAATCAACGTTAGACAACGTGGAATTTCACGCGGTCAGAGATGTATTTGCAAAAGCCAAACAGTGGATTCATTTGGAAGCATCAGAACTGCCAGGATATGGAATTCTTCAGAAAGCCGAGAAAGGAATTATTAAAGCTTGGGCAGATTTAAATATATGGTTAAATGATGAACTTCCATTAATTCACGCAGAAGATGGAGAACCAGTTTATCCAGTACGTATATATATTCCTCCAATTAAAATACCTTTTCTTCCAGACATACAAAAGGTAATGGGCGAACTTTCAGCAATAGCCGATGAAGCTGTATCTGTTGTAACAGACTCAGCACTATTTCAAATAGCGATGGAAGTCAATGCACTCGTGACACAAGTTGATGCAATGGTTATGGACGCGGTTAATACATTTAATAGTCTGCAATCGATGGCCGAAGGAATAATGGCTCAGGCTTTAGCCCCAGTACAAGGCATCGTCTCATCGGTTAATCAAATTAACGGCTTGGTCAACAGCGTTGCAAATCTTCCAGCAAACATTGGGCAATCTTTTTCAGCGGCGGCACAACAAGCCATTTCAAGTAATGTTGTAACACAGATTGTCGACCATGTAAATAATGCAATCGACAGTGCTACACAGCAAGCAATTGATACAATTAATAGTACAGTATCCGGATATACCCAGACAATTGATACATTTATTAAAAATGCTGATCAAATGATCGAGGCGGGCAAAACAAATTCGGGTGACTCATTTTCAGACTTATCTTCTGAAACACAAAAACAAGTTGATGCAATTGTTAATAAAGTTGAAAACCCAATCCCAGACTCCGTTCAAAATGCAATTGATAGTGTTCTATCAACATATGAGCCACCTATAGAAGACTATACATTAAGTGTTGTGCCGAGAAACGATCAAAGTGGGTGCGATGTTACCATAACCCACGCAGATCAAACCGTGTGTTCAACCCAATGGCAAAATAATACACAGTATAAAAAAGGCAATCGAGTCTATCGACAGTCAAATATATATACTTGTAAAGTAGAACACACATCAAGTTCCAATTTTGATAATGATTTAGCAAATTGGAATGGCGGAAATACGGCTCTGGCTGATCTCTACGAAGAAAAATTTTATTATGATGGTGACCGCGTTTTGGTTGATGGTGATAAAGTTTATAGATGTGCAACGAGAGGCCCCGGCGGCCCGACTTTTGGAACAGGCGAAGCTGCTTGGGAATTGGAACGAACTATAATTCCTGTTGAAACGAAGTTTTTTGTTGATCAAACACCGATGGATCATGAATCATAAATAGTTACATATGCCACCAAGAACTAGAACATATAAAGATCTCGATTTGAATTTTCTTGTACATCCCACTACCAAAGACTTGGTGTACATCAAAGACATCGATTCAGTTAAAAGGGCCGTAAAAAACATAGTACTTACAAACTTTTATGAAAGACATTTCAACGATTCATTTGGTTGCGGCATCCGAAGCCTTCTATTTGAGCCAATGTCTTTCTTTACTGCATTATCTATTCAACAGACAATTGAAGAAGTTTTAACGGTTTATGAGCCAAGAATTGAATTAATATCCGTTGAAGTCGAGATGGACAGCCAGGAAGAGCTTGGATATGATGTTACAATTACATTCAGCATCAAGAATCAGATTGCTCCACTGACTATTGAGTTTTTTCTAGAAAGGGTCAAGTAAATGACAAACCCAGTTATCAAAGTATCAGAATTAGATTTTAGTCAGATTAAGCAGAATCTAAAAGACTTTTTGCGGCAAAAGCCAGAATTGATGGACGCCGATTTTGAAGGCAGTGGATTTGCGTATCTGATCGACATCCTCGCATATTACTCGGCGTACAACGCTTTCTATCTTAATATGGTAG